GAGTGGGAGTAAAATCCCGTCCTTCGTCAGCCGCTTGCGCCATCGCCAATACATCCGCTTCAGTAAGGTTATTTGAATCTGCCATTTGACCCTTTCTTACACTTTTCGGTAGGGAGTCATTCTACCTAAAGGTTAGTCGGCTACTGGTTCATCCGATCCATCCCCATAGCCTGGAATGGCGGAGTTAAGTTTTTGGGTTGCGAGCGATTCTAAGGTCGCTACACAACCACGGAAACCTTTAGCATACCCACAAGCGTCTGCAAGTGCCTCTGATTTCTTCATTACAGCAGAGCCGTTTTGACGCAGGGTTAGGTTAAGCAAAATAAGACTAAGCTTCTGTCCAGTTGGGGTTGACAAGAATCCTGTCCACGCCTTCTCGTCCTCATCTTCCCACTTAGGTTCGTTGACCCATTCTTGGTTGCGAATAAACGCCAATGCTGCTTTTAGTTTTCTCATAGTTTTATTGCCCAGGAATCGCCTTGGAATAGCGTATAGTCCTTTTGTCCTATTTCCTCAAGTAAAGCCATTTTGACTGACTTCCAACTCCAATCATGACCAGCCATAATCCCACCTTCTCTAAGCTTCTTGCGCCAGCCTTTGAGGTCGGCAAGCACACCTTCGTACCTATGATCTCCGTCAATATAAACAAAGTCTAGCTCGCCATCCTTAAAGAACTCAAGCGCATCTAAGCTTTTACCCCTGCTATATAAAACATTCTTAAATGGAGATACGCGCTCTTGGAATGCGTCAAAGACAAACTTCATTGGGCATTGTTGACTAGCCCTATCGTTAATGTCATAGCCATTTAGCCAAGGATCTACGGCAAGAACATCCTTAAAATACTTTGCTAGAACTACTGTTCCCTCGCCACTATAAGAACCAATCTCAACCGCCCTACCATTTGCACCTTGTTCGTTAGCCCACTGACAAAGATGTTTTAAGCCTTCCGCCTGGAAGGCATCCCGCATTACTGGTACTTTCAACCCGCCATCGGTGCTGGTGCTTGGCCCTGCATTGCTTGTGGAGGCAATTGTTGCCCCTGCTGTTGCATTTGAGCCTTACCTGCATCACGAAGCTGTTTCTGGATAGCGCGGGATGTATTGGGGTCAACCTGTTCCAAGGCTGCCAAGTGCTGTTGTAAATGTGCCATCAGAACTTGCATTGCGCTCTGATCGACCGCTTGTTGCCGCTGTTGAGCCGCTTGGTTAAACGCGAAGAGAACGGATATATGCGCTTTGTGATCATCGCTAGGCTTGATTGCGACTGGGAATCCAGTTGCAAGCATAGTCGCGATTTCAGTCGCTTGATCTTCAGCTTGATCGCCAGAGGCTGCGTTTGGATCTTGGAAGAGTCTACGGACCAGCGAGGGATCGTCTTGTTCAAGCACTGACTTTACCAGTTCGCCTTGATTCACGAAAGGATTATTTTGGAACATCTGCATTCGCGCCACAGACTTCTGCAATGCAAACTGGCGATTGATGAAGTCAAGTCCACCCTTTGGCTCAATCGAATACTCATCGTGGATGCCTTCGGGTGGCATCGAACCAGTTTCTTCCGCATAGCGGTACATCAAGTCTTTCTTGTTGTACTGCGTGTAAAGCGACCAGCACTGTTTGAAGAGATGCGCCAATCCCATTCTGAACATACGATTGCGTAAATCGCCAGACGCTGCTGCCTGCGACTGCAAGGCTTGAATCTCGGTGGCAGTCTTGCGATCCGACACTTGGAACTGCGATCCAGAACCAAAGTCTGGATTACCCATCCTCTGTTCGGAAAGCAGACGCTCTTCAAGCATCAGTTTCTGGAAGTCAAATGGAGGCTGGCTGAACTGAACAGGTTTCAAGCCTTGTGGCAGAATCTGCCCAGGCTGCATCTTCAAGTTCGATGTGTTTAGAGAGATCGGATTCTGTGCTTCAAAAACTGGGCGGTTGGCAAGCTCCACATAGTCAGAGAGACTATTTTTTAATTTATTGAGGAGGTTCTCATTCGGGAGGAGGATCTCGGCCACACCTCGTGGACTGTACCAACCGCCACCAGTAACTTCATAGGGGAAATCTACGAAAGGTGGTTCGCCGTGACGATAGGGTAATGTGAAAGGTTTGCGGACATCTTCAGTTACGACAAGCGGACTATACGTCTCGACCTTCCATCCGTCTTCAGAAGGTGTGTACATCTCCCAAAGAATGATACGATCATTCTCAGCTTCTTGAGTAATTCCCTCGCGTCTATAAATCTCGTCTTGAATCTCACTTCGTAAGCCCACCGATTTGGATGGTTTACCCGAAATTGTTTTGATAAAGTCCTCATCCTGTTTGTACAAGGGATTTGCCTTATAGGAATCGACGCTCGTTGAGATGATGTGAACGATGAAATCTGCATCTTTGAACTCCTTGGTATAGGAAGGAACGATGATATGGAAAGGATCAATTGCCTCAAACTCAATGCGCTTCTTGTCCTCGTTCCAAATTACCTTTGACACGCCGCGCCCGTAGAGGAGCAAGTTGTCAATTACGGAAACAATCTCTTTCTGGAAGTTTGTGCGCTCGCGCATATTGTAATCAAACCAACGCTCGGCTGATACGGTCAGCGGAGTCAACTGCTGGCGCATCGGTACAAAGCTGGAAAGGATGTCGTTGCCAATCGCGCTGTTGACGAAGCTTGGCTTCAGCTTCTCAATTGCTGTGTCGATCAACTGAACGTGAAGGTCTGCTGCTGTAGGCCAAGGCTTGACCTTGCGGCGCACGCCAAAGTAGCGAGCTTGATAGAACAATCGCTGGCGGTTCTCCCAAGTCTCTCGCTGGTTAAGTGCATCAATGATCCTTGTGTAATAATCTGTACGGCGAGTATCTTTAGCGTTCATTTTTGTCTTTCTCTGCTCAATTCAAATGACAGATCGTTGACGTAATGCAAAGCACGCTTTGCCCAAGCGCGTACTTTTGGATCAGCAGTACGGACAGAAGAATAGTTTTCATCTTGCATTAAAGACTCAACTGCCCCCGTTGTCTGGGTTACTGGTGTTGTTGTTGCGCAACCACCAAGACTCACCAGGCAAATCGCTGTCAATAGCTTTGCGATTCTTGCGCCAATCGTTTTCAAGGTTTTGTGTCCGCTTTTCTTTCCAGCCTGGAATGATGCGAAACACGGCTGCGATGATCTCAAGGATTGCACGCAGCACAAAAGATTATTTAATATTAAGTCCGACTGTCTTTAGGAAGTTTACGATCTTTTCCAAGAACGAATCATCCGCTGGGGTCGGTGTGAGTTTGACAATGATGCGAGCTGCGAGAACGATGCCACCAACAGCGGCTACGATCTCTTGCCAATTTGCAGTAATCCAATTCCAGATATTCATAGTGTTTATCCTCCTGGGTCAAATCCAGCCATGACGGGATCGTGGGATACCATCATTTCTTGAAGTGACTTCCAAGTTGGACGCTCTATCTGAAATGTCAAGTCAAGACCGACATTTGAGCTACTGAGGCACAAGGCCAGCGCGTCAGCCCTATCGGGTGAGGCTATGCCTCTTGCGCGCATTGAGTCCTTAGACTCCACGCCAAGCTTACCCTTGCTGTTGGTGATTGTACGCCTGCAAGTCAACTGTGCTGTCAAGTCCTCATCCTCTGGCAATATGATCTCGGCATCCTCAATCTTCTTTGCCATCCCATACCACATCTCAGCAGACCGATTGGTATAGGCGTTGTTGTCATACGCCGTAGCCCCAAAGTTCACCCTGTTGACTACCCAGCCAGACTCAGCCAAGGCATCACACATAACCATCCCCATGCCACTTGCGTCAGCGTAGATGTTGCTTGCTTCCAAACCAGCCTTCTTGAACTCGACTATAAACCTGCCTACGGCTGCCATCGTGTCTTTCTCGCGCCAAGCGATCATAGGTAGGATCTTGTTACCGTCACTTATACAGATCACGTTCTGATCCCCACCCGCTGCAAAGTCTACGCCTGCTATGCGTACACCTGGCTTGAATCTGGGTGGCGTGTTGTAGCAGTTCTGTAGCTGGGTGAGATTGATAACTAGGCTTTCCAGCCCTATGTCCACAAACTCGCCGTAGATCATGGATCGGGTCAGCGGGTGCTTCTCGCCGTATCTCTGGACTACCTCATCAATCTGAGTCTGGGTTATGTGCGGGCAGTCAAACGCTGTGACTGCGTGTTTTGACCACATATTGGCTTCCTTGGTGAATGCTCGATAGAACGCACCGCTAGTCCCGCCTGGGCTGGATGCGATTAGCAGGCGGGTTGGTTGACATCGGCTAATAGCCTCAAACAGCGGGTCGGCTACGGTCTTGGCTTCGTCCACCACCATCAGCAATGGATGATATTCGTGGTCTTCTGCGTGCCAGCCTTCAGCACGCCCAGGATCAGTCGCTGAGTAGCCTATGATGCGTGATGTGTTGCCGTTGGGGTGAAGGTAGCGGATCTCGCCAGATGTGACCTCCCAAGCACCACCAAGCTTGGCAATGTGATTGCGCAGGCTAGGCCAGAGTTGGCTTTCGACTTGGCGGAAAACGCCTGCCGTAGTTACAGCGATTGAGCGCGGGTAAACGAGCGCGTGCCATATCAAAATAGCCGAAATGACGGTGCTGGTCTTGCCAGAGCCGTTGGCTGCACGCAGGGCTACTCGACAGTCTCTAGGCTCTAAATCGCGTAATACCTTCCCTTGCCAGTCATACAGATTGATTCCCAATACATTAGATGCGAATGCAGATGGTTTAGAGAGGTCTTCAAGTATCTCTTCTTGACTACGCTTGGGAGGCTTTGGCATAGGAGTATGTTAAGACCTCTTTTTGTTTTGAGCCACAATAATTTGGGGGGGTATATGCGTATTAAATGGGGGCTGGGGGAGTGGCGGGGGGCGTGGTGGTAGGCGGATACTTTGCAAGCGACTCTGCTCTAGGCTTACGAAGTTTCATTCGCTTGTGTCGAAGCTTAGGAGTTTTAGGTGTAAGTGCTTCTGGTTGTAGCGTTTCAGATTTGATACAATATTCAATTTGCGACTTATGAGCAGAAGTTGTTGCAACACAAGGCATTTGCATTTTAGGTTGTGGAAGTGTTTGCGTTTCAATAACTTCTGCTTTCTTCTCCTTCTTTCTCCCCGCGATGCCTGCGAGGAGTTGTGCTAAGTTTCCGCTGATTCCGTGGGTGACATCCTGGCTAACTTGCAGACGGGCAGATGGTTGCGCATATCCGTACACTCGCTCGCTCATCCACGCTTTAGCTTGCCACGACTTCTGCCCAGCCAGTTCTATGTCTCGCAGTAAGGAAAGCTCGTGCTTTTTTCTGGCGGACTCTACACGCCTAGCGAAATCTGGCTTACGGCTTGCCCAAGTTTTAATCGTGGAAGGATTGACCCCGACCAACGCACCAGCCTTTTCTAAAGTAAATCCAGACCCGCACGCTGATATAATTTCCTCGGCCAATTCTTTAGTAAATATCTCTCGCCCATTCTTTGCCTTTTCGGGTGCGGTGGAGTCCGCGAGTTCATCCATAATTAGGAAGACTAATAACATACGGCGAGCCAAAAGAAAGTTAAAATATCGCTTGCATCTATACGCAATCCGCTTTAGTTTTGCTCGTATGAATAACACACAAACCAACGCCGAAAAGCAGACGGCCAAAGCTCTGCGATTTGATTCCCTCGAAATCTCCGAAGGTTTTGCCACTCGTTGCGAGCGTGACGATCTAGACACAACCGCAAGCATTCTTGAAAAGTTGCGGGAAGGAATCGTTACGATTGAAACGCTCTCCAATCTTGGAGATCTTCTTCACGAGATTGCCTCGACTGCGAATCGTATTGATTCGGACGATCACGAGGCAGAAACTTGCGAGGCACTTTGCGAGATGGTTTCTCAAAACCTTTCGGCAAAGTATTACAAGTCAATCGGTGCAATCTAGCCCAAACCAAGGAAAGGAAACACAAATGAGCAAAATCAAAACACCAGACGATTGCGGAGATAATAAAGTCATATTCCGATATGATGACCCAGCGTTCTTTGTCGGTTATTATGCTGGGGAAACTTGGAACGGCTGGGACTGCGTCCGAGTTGATAAAGCCACATTCGATCAGTTGAGGAAAATATGTGAGGAGCAAGGAGGAGATTTGGAGGATTACGACACCGCAGAGCCAGACGAGTTCGGTTTGTATTCTTTAGATGGGCATTGCACGCACGTTTGTGGGTTTACTCATAAAGGAATCTTCGTGACTAATCCTTTTCAGACGGAGTGCGGAAGGTTTGATGCAGATCCATTGAAGCACTACGGCCTCAATCTTGACGAGATCATTGGAATATTTGGCAAAGATTACGCAAGGCTATTGAATTAGGCGATCAGACCCCGAACACATTCGAAAGAGTGTGTTTCGGTCTGGCCGTGTGGCTGGAACAAAAGAAACCAAAACGAAAGGAAACGACACACAATGATAACAGAAACAAAAAAACCGAGCCTTAAGGCTCTAATCGAATCCACCAACATTCCAGAAACTCTTGTGCGGGCAGTAGTCCGTCAGATGGGTGGCTGGGAATCCTTCAAGGAATCCGCCCCCGATATTTGCCGAGGAGGGATTGACGGAGGCTTTAACGGCTTCATCTATTACTCAGAAACCGAGCCATTCGCCAAGCGGAACAGAAAAGCAATCCTCGAAATGGCTTCTGCACAAGCAAAGGAGTTCGGGGTAGGTTTGGTTGAGATGATTATGGGATTCGGTTGCTTTAGACATAGCAAGCCGACCGAGTCCGAAATTGTAGAAGCCTTGGCGGGTCGTGGAACAGAAACCCAAGTGCCGAACGCTCTCGCTTGGTATGCGGGTGAAGAAGTAGCAAGGGCTTATTGCGATATGACGGAGGAGATTTAATGATCTGCTTCTCCATCTACTCACGCAACGGCTCTTTCGTCTGCCGTTTTGATGACCGCAACAAAGCCGAAATGTGGAGGAAGTTTCACGGCATCCAAGAATATGTAATCAGAAATGAGGTATGGCGATGAACTGCCCGCAAATCTACTCGCTCGGACTATTGCACGGCGGACTCTTGCTTGGTTTCGTCTGGCTAGTCTGGCCGAAACGGAAATAAGTTTTCCCTCGTCCATCCTCTTGACCGAGGGTGGGAGAGGTCAAACTCGATAGAGATGACCTAAAGAAAAACAATAGAAAGGAAATCAGAATATGAATATGAATAGTCAAACAAGATGCGTGTTTTATGCGTACCCATCCAGCACCTACGGAGGAAAGGCTGGCGGTTGGATCTCGGCAACGTATAAAAATTGTTTGGCAACAGATCCTATTGATAGAAAGTTTTTCGATCGAAAGGATGATGCGATTAAACACGCTGAAAATACTTACCCTAATTTTCCTTGGGATAAGTATAGGCATTGTCAGTAAGAGTCCCTCCTCGTTTCCCCTCGTAATGGAGGGGAACGGAGGTGGGACCCGATAGGGTCAACCTGATAAACAATAAAGAAAGGGAACACATAATGAAAAAGAATCCGTTTGAGGGAATCGACTTTGCCAAGAATGCGGAGAACGCGGAAACTTGGCTGGCCGCAAAAGTTAGGCTCGAAGAAATAAGGCAGTCGATATGTGAGAGAAATGTCTCATATGGAGAATTGGCGGAGCTTGAAAGTCTGGCTGACTACATAGAGTCGGGAGATGTTCAACTCCTCGAATGTGCGGGGGTTCCAGAGTTTAAGGACTAGCCAACACCCGAAGCCGTCAAGGTTCCACCCCTTGCCGATTCTCGCCTAGTCCGCCATCCGCCAATAATCGGTAGCGTGGCGATTTGGTTTGACCAATAAACGGCAGCTTAGCAATTAAACGGGAGCATTATGACCAAAGAACAAATCATAAAAGCCTACCTTTCGCGCCTAGGCAAGAAAGGCGGGAGCGTCAAAGGTCCGCAGAAGGTGCGACCCAGGGAACACTATCAGAAGGCGGTTGGAATCCGGTGGGCAAAGTATCGGGAGCGTAAGCAAACGGAAGGACAACCACCTAAAACGGAAGCGTAGTCAGCTTTCGCGCGTATGGGGGGTATAAACGGCAGTCTAGCGTCCGATACGGCAGCAGCAGGCCTTGTTTCCTAGCTCCTCAACCTTAAATTTGACCACTGGAAGGTCTGGGGCATCAGCCTTCGCGCGAAGACGCTTAGGAACGGCATTTCCGCTCGATTGTGAGCGTTTTAGAGCCTTATTTTTATCTACCTTTGGCATACTACCAGTTTTTGCAGCTCCAGTGCCTTGCTGTCAGCTTGCCAGGAGGCTTGCTGTCACACCCGTGCCTAGCTCTGAAGCTCCTACGGCGGTCTGGATTGCTCTTCTTGATCGTCATTTTGGGATCTCCGTAGCGGATGGTCTTACTTTCACCACCTTGGCAGGCGCGTACAACAAACTTCTTTGGTCCTCCAGGTGTACGCCTGGGGCTGTTGCAGGGCAGTTCTCTAGGATTCATCATCTACCTCATCGGTATCCCAAACGCTAGGACAGGCATCGTGGAGCGATTGTAGTGCCTTCTGGTGGCCTTCAAAGAACCCTGACAGCCTCTTGACCTGCTCGGTAAGGCTGTTCCATTGCACCTCAAAGACTTCATAGGAGCAGTTGGCATTCATATCGTCCACCAATTGGCCTAGCAAACGTAGCACGCCATGCAACTGTGCATTCTCACGCTGGAGGAGGGCAATAAACTTATGTGCCACCTTCAGTTGCTCTCTATCGTGATTCAAACCCGCCCTTCTTGGCTTTCATCATGCGCCACACCTTGGGGCTGATGGTGCTTTTAGATTTAGGACGGCTAGTGCCAGCCTTACGTCTGGCGTTAATGTTGGCGTATAAACCAGGTTTACTGTTGTTCATTTCACGATTGTACCACACCCACCACCTTATCACCAACTCCGTCTAAGCAGGTGTGAGCGTGTGCGAGCCAGCCCAGCCCAGCCCTGCCAGCCTTGTTTGTTCATTTAGGAGAACGCTACGGAAATAGCGTAGCGTAGTAGGGACAGGACGGACTAAGGAGTCCTGTTCCTACTTTTCCTTCGCGAATTATTCCTTATATATATAAGGAGTCTGACTGCTCTATAAATGATAGTGGGTTGAAAGTGGATTAGAAAGCAGTCTGATTGGCAATATACAAGCCGCTGTCAGACAATATCTTGTTGGCCTTATGAAGGCGTTTTAGATACCTATAAAACGTGCTTTCCGATACTTCCAACTTTTCAATGATATGACGACATAAATCACCAGCCTGCCACTGCTTGCTACCCATCTCAGTTAAGAACCTTTTATCGTCAACCGCCTTGTGCGCACCTGGTTTCTTTAGCTTGTCTGGATTGAGTGCAAAGTTGGCCTGGAACAGCGGATAATGCCACTGAACTACAAAGCTATCTACTGGCGGAAAGTTACGCAGTGTGATGTCACAAGTGTAAGTCTTCTCATCCTCCTCGTGGGCAGTCAGAACGACCAACGTATCTGGATTACGGGCGAACACGCCCGACCCACTGAAGCGGTCAATCGACTCTGCACCCGACTTGTTACCCTTGGAGAAGTGATGTGATAGGATGATTGACAGATTGTGGCGTGTAGCTAGGTACTCAAACTCGTTCATAAGGCTTGACATATCGCCTGCGCTGTTCTCATCCCTCTCACCCATCAGCATATAGTTTGGATCTAGGATAATCGCTTGGTAGCCTTTACCTTCGATCTGCTTCTCGATCATAGGACGGATGAGAGTCAAGTCAGCAGCGTGACCTCGGAGCGTCCAGACATCAAAGTCATCAGCCTTGTCCTCTAGTCCCTTGGCTTTGATAACATCGGCCAAACGATTGCGGAACGACCATTCTTGGATCTCGAAATTGATAAACAACACCCGCGACATCTTGCACTGCTGCCCCCACCACGGCACGCCAGCATGTAACGAAAGGGCTAGGTCGATTAGCGACCAACTCTTAAACGCCTTGCTTCCTCCACCTAGCAACATCTTCCCGCCTCGGTGCAGCATCCCATCAATTAACGTCTCTGGCTCTGGCAGGTCTTCCTTAACAAGTTGTGCATAAGATTTAATCGGCGGCCACTCGTCCGTCTTCGGTTTGATACCAAGTGCTACTGCTGGCTCTATCATTTTCCTCCTTTGCAAAACCATAATAGGCTCTGCATTTTGTCTTCTCTCTTTGCCCCAGGAATCCTAACGGGTTGACTGGGTTTGAATGTTGCAGGATCACAGCCTAACGGAATAAGAAAAGCTTTTAATTGTTCCACCCATTCGTTCTTAGGTGGCATCTCAAACCAACCATGCAAGCTCTTTCCTCCAGTATCCACGACAGCGTGTAGCTTCATGCTGAACAAATCACGCATCAGTTGGAACACCGCGCCCATCTGTGGCTTGGTAAGCACGTCAGACTCGACAACCAAGAATATCCGATCCTCCACCGTATCGTTGGACCTGCTGACTGTGCCTTGCTTGTAAGTCGCGCCAGTTGTGTACTGCCCAATCGGCTCATCCAGCTTTTTCCAATCGTAAGCAGTGCGGAAGTTTTGTGGATGCTTACCGCTATCCGTCACGTTACCTATCCAGATGTTATCGACAGCGTTGAACAAGGATAGGAACAACTGATAGTCCTGCGCTGGATCACCTAGCTTAACTGGACTCTCCTCGTACATATCCGCTGGGTCCCAATTGTAGTGGGTCAAGTAGCGTTGCTTGTTTGACTCGGCAATCGTCTTGATCCTATCCAACACTTCGGCGTGCGGATCTTTCTTAATGACCAGCTTTGGTACGGCTGTGCCACCCGACATAATGTTTACTGGCTTGTAGAGAACATCGCTGGATATGGCTCGGCGCAGCTTGCGGTTAGCCTCGTCACGATACGGCGTGCATGAGGTATGCCAGCAGAAGATAGTCGGCGCGCCATCTACGAACACCGTTGTATCTCTGATGCGAGTGTGGCTGGTATGTGCAGCCTCACCTGGACACTTGCACAGCCCGTGGTTCTCGGACTGCCAATCCACTTGGCCTACGATCTCTTCAGCTTGGCGTTGTGCTGTTGTCATTTATATTCTTGGTGACATCTTGAATGACATTCTCTGCATAAACCCACAAGTTCAAACATAAGTTCGTTGCCAACATTCCTGTAGGTCAAGTGATGTACTTGATGTATGGGTGCATCTAAACAACCTTGACAAATTTTATCTCTTTGAATTATAAGCCTTCTCTTCTTTTCCCATTCTGGACATAGTAAATAATTTTTATAATTCTTTTTGTTAACCTTAAGAATGTTGTCTATATGCTTAATTAATTCCTTATGTGGTACTTCTGGATTTCTTCCATAACCACCCTTGGCATTAATTACAGCCAATATGGATTCACGAGAAAAATGCAGGGTATTGCGCAAATAATCTACAACCAATGCTATTTCATCCCACATTTTACTGCCCATAGTAGTGATTGGATTCCTAAGCAATTCAAGTATTCTGTCATCAATTTTTTTAACTTTTATTGTCTTCATATAAAAATTCAAACTGGCTCTGATTCAAGGGGAGAACACACTGAGGAATATCCCGCCGTGGGATCTCCCCACAGACCACAACGCCAGTTAGGTTATTTGCTTTCTTTAACTTCCTCCAACTCCATCGCCTTCTTACTGGCCTCAACAATATCCTGCGCTGTTATATTCCGCAGAGCGTTACACCAGTATTGAGTTTTCGGGGTGCGATTGCTCGCATCCTTACACTTAGCTTGTGGCAACCCAGCGTGCGGTCGGCAAGGTGCGTGTGGGCAAGTATCAGGCTTAAACACCGATACGTTCTTACTATAATAAGTCATTCTGTCGGCGGGGTCGTAGCTTCCCCACAACGACACACACGGTGTATCCAACCCAGCAGCCATGTGGTTGACAGAGCTATCGGGCGCGACAACAAAGTCAGCCCCGCTGATAATCGGGAACAGCGAGCGAACAGCCTTGGTGCAATTGAATAGGTCGATCACCCTGGGATGATCCACCTTAAAGTTGTTTGAGTTGTCCAGCCCGATAATCACAGCGTGATGCTTTGGATAAGCCTCAAGCAACGCCAGCACCGCCTCCTGCCCCATCGTTGGTGGGTAGGTACGGGTCGGACCGCTAGAAGAAACGTGGTAGGCAAAGAACGGGTCTGGCAACGGCCACTTACCCATCGCCTTCAACTCTTCATGGTCTGGCTCGATGAGATGCAGGACTGGCTTACAATACTTCGCCATCGTCTTCTCATCCCATACACCCATCCACTCGTAGATCCGCTGGTAGCAGTTGCCAGGACCAGTGCCTAGCTTCGTGTTGCCTACCTGTCCGCTGAACAAATCATCCGTTGGTAAGTGCGCGTCAAAAGAATCCCACGCTTCCAGCGATGCAGGCAACGGCCACAGCTTTGCACCCAGCCCAGCGTAGAGAGGTAGGTTGCGAGCAGGAGCGTACACTTCCACAACTCCACCCGACTCCTGCACCAAGTAGTTGACGAAGGCAGTAGCAATGATCGCATCACCGATTGCACCAGCGCGGTAGACGGCTGTTGCCCCACCAGCAGCGCGTCCAGGCCAATACGGCTTGATCTTATGTGGGCAAGGTATTGAATCGTCCCATGTTGGTCCAGTTAGCTCATCGGGCAGCACATAGGTATTGCGCGGGTAGAGCATATTATCATCGACTTTGTGAATTGCGTTTGTGTTATTTGTCCATAGTTTCATTTTGTTTTCTCCTCTATAATAAAGAACACAGCGAGAATTGTTGCGACTACTGCAATGACTGCGATGGCAACAAGAAGCTTTCCTATTGCCAATCCTGCTCCGACAAGAATCCAATCGTATAGTGCGCTCATTTGTTATCCTCCATTATTTTGTTGATACATCTGATGATTTCTGACGCGACTTGCGGGACGATGGCGTTACCGAGTCCACGCAATTTAGCCACTCGGTTGGGTACCCCATGAGCCACGCGACCCACGTTGGGTTCAGCGAGCCAGATTGCTTCTCCTGATCTTTCGGCAACAGCTTCTCCCCCGAATCCTCAATCCCTCCGCAATCCGCACCTCCTCTTCCAGTATCTTCCCGCCCTTTCCGTTTGGTCTGCTGCCTGGATTGACTGCTCTCGGTGTCGGCCACATTCTCACGGCTGTCTGAAGAGTTGCACCCCATCTCGTTCCGTTGGCTGATGTCCTCGTCTTTCCGTCCTCGGACACAGCCCCACTCCTTGCTCCCGTGTGCGCCCCTCTCGGACAGGCTGATGGTGTCGGCCACATCTGAGGATGCACAACTTGCTCCCGAAGATTCCCACTCCTTGACCTTCCCTCTCTGTTCTTCTGATTGGTCGAGCAATCCTCTGCTTGTCTTGGAGGCAGTGAGTCCATCGAGTTTGGAGTGGCCCACAATCCAAACCCTGTCTCTTCTGTGTGGCGCGTCAACGGCGCAAGCTGGAACAATGATCGGTTCGACTTCGTAACCTTGACCTTCCAGATCAGCGCACACTTGGTCGAGTGCCAAGTTGACGATCCCAGCAACATTCTCACCAATGATCCAAGCGGGCTTTGCTTCTTGTATAACTCGCAACATTTCAGGCCAGAGGTAACGGTTGTCATCCTTGCCTCGTTGCTTCCCTGCGACTGAGAATGGTTGGCATGGAAACCCACCTGTGAGAAGAGTGACTCCTGCGTATAGCTCGCCTCGTACTTCGCGGATGTCTTTGTGGCACGGGACTTCGGGCCAATGCTTCTTGAGGACTGCTTGTGCGTAGGGTTCGTTGTCACAGAAGCCAACGGTTCTATATCCATTCCACTTTGCGGCAAGCGCAAAGCCTCCGATTCCAGAGAAAAGATCGAGGTGTGTTCTTTCATTCACTTTCTATTAACTCCTTTGCTATTAGTGCGGCGGCATCGACCATGGTGATAATTTGGATAATGTCAATCACTCTTCCGTGAGTCGCGCGATCCCTCTCAACTACAAGCTTATTGCGTGCAATTGAAAGGATCTCGCGCGCCCACTTGAGCCTAGCTTTAGACTCGACCAGCATTACGAGCCTGACCGCATCCGAAACTTACGAGGCGATTTGTTGCTCTTCCCAGCAGCAGAGAGTGCTATCGCAATCATCTGCTGACGCGAACGAGGCGTTCCACCAGCACCGCGAGCCTTGCCCTTCTTCTTATTGTCCATAGCCAACTCATGCATATTCTTTGATACGTCTTTTCCGAGCATATTCTATTCTCCTTATATGTTGTAATAGGGATTAGGCACTGATGGTGCTTGTACCCCGAAACTTGGGTTCTCGCATCTGCGACAATCGCGCAGGTCAAAGTCAAGTATCTCGCCAGAGTTAAGCATGACTGTAAATATCTTGTTATGATCCATGCCATAGTCCGTAACAATAAAAGCCAAGCCTTCACCCTTGGGTGTCATCATCCATAGTTCTGGATTGAGTTGGATCATTTCCAAGCAGGTCCAGTAAACCAAGCCACCAACACCCAGCGCGTTCCCCATATTGGCGCACGCGCACGATGCTCAATGTAGGACGGAAACCAGCAACCTGCTCCTTGCTCGCGGATGAACTGAGCGTTCACCATATCAGCCTTGGCCTGCAACCCGCCGCCAATGTACTCCTCTGGTGATGACAAGTTAACCACCGCAGTCAGCTTTCGAACTGGTGCTTCAGATGTGTAGGTGTCGTAGTGCCATGAGAACTTCTGTAGCGGGCGGTATCGCAGGACCTGCAACTGCTGGATGCCTTGGATGTCGAAACGCCATTGCTCGGCATTGATGCTTTCCGTAATCTCGCGCATGATATTGTAGATCCAGTTGTGATGCTTGGCATAAGGTATCCAGCACGATGAGCAGGTTCGCGTACGCGATACCGTACGGGTAACGCCATCCTTCGACAACACTGGCGCACGCTTCATCCCGATCACTTCCGCATCCTGGCGCAGCATCTCACACTGCGTCTTGTTTAGGACATAGCGATCTACTGAAGCGGTTAAAACCTTCTGCTTAAACTCGTTCATTTAATCCCCTTGGATAACTCAAGCAATGCTTGGTTTAGCGCGTACTCAAAGCACGCCT